CTAACCAATGCGCGCCCTACTGGTATGTATTAACTAGCGATGGATCGTGGAAGCCCCAAGTATGAGCCGATATATGGAGATTATCAACATAAGCTCGATGACAGGCCAGCTACTCGATGAGGGCGAAGTTATAGCAAAGTACAAGGTAGAAACCTGTGATAAGTGCGCTCGCATTACTCAACTAGATATGTTTGGTTATCAAAAGTCAGACCCACAGGAGAATATAATATGGTTCTGTAAGGAGTGCCGATGATGGACACCGAGCAAGAGCTATTTAACTACATAAAAGGGCGCTACCTAGAGGATTTAGTCAAAAGCTCTGATCCCTACGAGTACCACGATTGCACTAGCACTTTATACAGGTTACACATAGAGCTAAAGTGCAGGCATAAGCATTATGAAGATTTAATCATAGAGAAGGATAAATACGAGGCCCTCGTAAGTGAAGCCGAGCGCCTAGGCTTTACACCCTTTTACGTCAATGCCACGCCTAAGGGTATTTATGCCTTTAACTTGCGTAAGATAACCGTAAAGTGGACTACTAAGAAACTGCCAGTTAAGACAGAGTTTGAGGATCAAGGGCTGGTAAATAAGACCGTAGCCCTACTGCCCGTAGGCCAGGCTGTGCAGTTATGAGCGATTACATACGTTTTGAGTGCAGAAAGTGTAAGAAAGTAACTAACCAAGTAGAGCGCATAGTGACCGATAATCTGCCGCCTAATGTCAAGGTGTTAATGTGCAGCGTATGTGGGATTATGGGCGTGTGCCTGTTAGAGGCCACCGATGTCCCTGTATGAGTGTATAGCCTGCAATATTAGATATAAGGCCGAGGCAAGGCCAATGCCGCCTCGATGCTGCGGCTATGAGATGAGGGTAGTTTATGGAGCTTAGTTATCCACAGAAGTTATGCACAGGACTGTGTACAAATCGCCACACCACGCTGACCTGCACTTATACCGCTGCTCTTGACACAAGGGTGTAGCGTGGACACTACAACCGAGGCAGATTTAATGGCTCATAAAGAGAATGATTATCTCTACTCTTTCAAGGTTATAGCTAAAAAAGAGATAAAGAAAAAAACCTCTTTAACTCTCATCGCAGTTGCACTAATAGGTGCGGTGATAGGGCCAAGTAGTGCCCAGGCATATAATCCATCTATAGAGGCCTACAAGCTCTATGCTCATATGATGGTAGGCAGCGATAAGCAGTACAGGTGCCTGGTAGAGCTATGGGATCGTGAGAGCCATTGGAACCTTAAGGCTGATAACCCCAAGAGTAGCGCATACGGGATACCTCAGTTGCTACATATGACTACTACTAACCCGTATAGACAGGTAGAGTTGGGCATCAAGTATATAACTAAACGTTATGGTAATAGTTGTAAGGCATTGGCTAGACATAAGAGAGTAGGTCATTACTGATGGCTATGGCTGGCGACCCCAGGCTAAAGCGCGCCTATCGTGATGGCTTTCGCACTCGCATATTGCAGCGTGATGGCTACGTGTGCTATTACTGCGGCCAGGATGCAGACCAAGTGGATCACGTGATACCCATATCTAAAGCGCCTGAGCTAGTAGTAAATGCTGATAACGCTGTCGCCTGTTGCAAGCGCTGTAATACAAGTAAGGGTAATAGGTCACAGGGGCTTTTTTTAGCCAAGAGCGCTACCCCCCCTGTCTTTTCTGACTGTATTTCCCCGAGGACAGCCGTACAGGCCCTACAAGGCCCCTGCAAGGGCCAGGAAAGCCAAGATAAAACCTAATGGCTACCAAACCTAACCAGCCGCGTACTGGGGCAACTAGACCACGCCTAGAAAACACACCGCTAAAAGGCATAACCCGAGGCGGCGAGGTCGCGCAGCTTGCCGAGGATATCGGCCTGCCTTTATTGCCTTGGCAGAGCTATGTACTTAATGATCTATTAACAATAGATAAAAATAAGCAATTCATACGCAAGACTGCGCTGGTTTTATGCGCCAGGCAGAACGGGAAGAGCCATCTAGCGCGTATGCGCATACTTGGTGGGCTGTTTTTATTCAATGAGCGTAACCACGTCATTATCTCTAGTGCTAGAGCTATGGCCTTAACTACCTTTAGAGAGGTGGTAGATGCCATCGAGGCTGCACCTCAGTTAAAGGCACAGCTCAAACAGGTTAAATACACTAATGGCTCTGAGGCCATTATCTTAAAAAGCGGGGCTAGGCTAGATGTCAAGGCGGCTACCCGTGATAGCGCTCGCGGTGCTACGGCCGATTTTCTATTTATTGATGAGTTGCGTGAGGTAGATGAGCTAGCCTACAGCGCAGCGCTGCCAGTTACGCGAGCAAGGCCTAACGCGCAAACACTACTAGCGAGTAACAGCGGAGATGCTTTTAGCACTACCCTAAACGACCTACGCGAGCGCTGTTTAAGCCACCCGCCCGAGTCTATGGGCTACTACGAGTATAGCGCCCCGCAGTTTGCAGCCCTTACAGATCGTAAAGCCTGGGCTATGGCAAACCCTGCCCTGGGTGTCCTAATTACCGAGGCTTCAATAGCCGAGGCGCTGACTACACAAAGTACCGAGCAATTTAGGACAGAAACGCTTTGCCAATGGATAGACAGCCTGCAAAGCCCCTGGCCGCACGGCAGCGTCGAAGATGCCAGCGATATTAACCTGACTATGGCTCCTGGGCCGCTAACCGTGTTTGCTTTTGATGTTAGCCCGAGCAGGCGCGATGCTAGTTTAGTAATGGGTCAGATATTGCCCAATGGCAAGATAGGTGTGGCCGTCCTTGAAACCTACAGCTCACAGGTAGCAGTAGATGAGCTAGTCATAGCGGCAAGTGTAAAAAAGTGGTGCGATATGTATTACCCGCGTGTAGTCTGCTATGACAAATACACAACGGCCTCGATAGCCCAGCGCTTGCAGATGTCAGGGGTGCAAACTCGCGATGTATCGGGGCAAAGCTTTTATACCGCCTGCTCAGACTTCCACGATGCCCTTACTAATGACAGGCTGCGACATAGCGGCCAGGATCAACTCGTACAACAGATGAGCAACTGCGCGGCTAAAACTAACGATAGTAGCTGGCGTATTGTAAGGCGAAAATCTGCAGGGGCCGTAGATATACCTATCGGCTTGGCTATGGTAATTCACGTCTTAGCCCAGCCTGTATCTGAGGCTAAGGTTTATAGTTAGACACGCCGAGCCTGTGCATAACCTTTTATCTGTGGATAACCTACAATGCGCCCTATGGGTCTATTACAAACTTTAGGTATAACTAAAAAAGATGTAACCGCCCAATTAGCTCCTGCCATAATGAACCAGGGCTATAACGCGGGTGTATTTAGTTATGGCGGCCTATATGGCAGCTCTACGGGCGCGCCTTTTATGGATCGCTACTTAGCTTTGCAGGTACCCAGCGTGGTTAGGTGCCGTAACCTTTTAACGGGAGTTATCGCCTCGATTGATTTAGAGTTATACAAAAAATCTACAGGGGCAGAATTAGAAAGCCCGTTATGGTTAGAGCAACCCGATATGAGGCAGCCCCGTAGCGTAACTATTGCTTACACAGTAGATAGCCTTTTATTTTACGGCGTTGCATATTGGCGCGTAACCTCACTTTATGCCGATGATGGCAGGCCCTCAGGCTTTGAGTGGGTAGCTAATACACGTGTAACAGTTCAGACTAACCAAGATGGCACAGAGATACAGAGCTATAGCGTTAATGGTGTTGTAACACCTATGGCAGGTATTGGTAGTTTAGTAACATTTCAATCTTTGCTACCTGGCGTACTTGAAACTGGCGCGCGAACAATACAGAGCGCAATAGACGTACAAAAATCTGCCTCGGTAGCTCTTTCAACGCCTATGGCTACCGTAGTGCTAAAAAATTCGGGGGCTGACCTGCCTGAGGCACAAGTAAGCGGCATCCTTGCAGCTTGGAAGGCCGCGAGAGCTTCGCGATCAACGGCTTTTCTTACTAGCACTATTGATGTGCAGAATATTGGCTTCAGCCCTAAAGAAATGGCTATGGTAGAAGCATCACAATACCTAGCTACAGAGATAGCGCGTTTAATGAACGTACCTGCATATTACATAAGTGCAGATATGAATAACTCTATGACATATCAAAATATATTAGATGGCCGTAAAGAATTCGTAGCCTATTCTTTGCAGCCGTTTATTAGCGCAATAGAAAACCGCTTATCTATGGATGACATTACACGGCACGGCAATATAGTGCGCTTTGCAATAGATGAAACTTTCTTACGCGCTGATACTGCAGCGCGACTAGATGCAATAGAAAAGATGTTATCTCTAGGTTTAATTGATTTAGAGCAAGCGCAAAGTATGGAGCAACTAAGCCCTATGGGCCTTAATGAAGGGGCAAGTAATGATCTTAACGTTTAGCGGAGTAGTACAGGCCGTAGATGCAGGCGAGCGCCGAGTTATCGCTGGCAAGATAGCGCCCTACGATGGCGAGATAGGTTATACAAGTGCGGGTAAAGTAATGTTTAGCAAAGGTTCAATTACTGCAGCTAATCCCGATAAAATAAAATTGTTAATGTCACACGATAGCGGCCAGCCTGTAGGGCGTATGATTTCAATACAGTCTGCAGAGGATGGCCTTTACGCTAGTTTTAAGATAAGTAGTAGCACACGCGGTAACGATGCAATTTTGCTAGCCCAAGAGCAACTAATGGACGGCCTTTCCGTCGGGGTTGAAGTGACAGCCTCTGAGCCGAAAAAAGGTTATCTCTTGGTGACGGCGGCAACTTTGCGCGAAGTCTCGTTAGTCGAGGCCGCCGCCTTTCCAAGTGCCGCCGTGCAAAAAATTAGCGCTGCAGAGATGGCAGATATAGAAGCTGCTAACTCTATGAGTGTTAAAACAACAGTAAGTAGCACGACAATAAACCAAACAACAACCGAAACCGAAACCGAAACAGAGAGCGAGGCCGCTGTGACTACAGCCCCCGATACAACAACTCCCGATGCAACTGCAGAGGAGTCTACGGCTGCACCTACAGTAGAGGCAGCTCGTAAGATTATCCGACCAAGCGCGTTAGATTCACAGCGCGTCCGTACACCTATCACCTCGATGGGCGCATACACAGAGCATAAAATTAAGGCAGCTCTCGGTAACGAGGACTCTAAACTTTATGTAACTGCAGCCGATGACAGCTTTGCCACTAACCCAGCATTTAATCCAACACAGTACCTAAGCGAATTTCCAACTAATACACGCTTTGGCACACCATCTATTGATGCCTGCTCACGCGGCGTATTACCAGCTAGCGGTATGACTATTAACGTGCCATCTTTGATTACAAGTGCAGGCGGCCAGTCAGGCGTAGCACCTGCCGTAACAGTTGAGGCCGAAGCTGGAGCCGTACAAAATACAGGTATGGTTACAGAGTATCTAAGCGGCACAGTATCTAAGTACTCAGGTATGAACACTATCAGCGTAGAATTATTAGAGCGCTCTGATCCTAACTTTTACTCTGAGTTAACACAGCAACTACAAAATGCTTACCTAAAAACACTAGATACAACAGTAAATGCGGCTCTAATAACTGCAGGCACCGTTGCTACAACTGCACAGGCAGCAACAAGTGCGGGCATTATTGGCTTTACCTCAGAGGCCTCACGTATGGTTTATGAGGCTACTGGTTACTTTGCTAATAACTATATTGCTAACGGCTCACAATGGCAGTTACTTATGGGTGCGGTAGATAGCACAGGACGGCCAATCTATTCGGCATCTCAGCCAATGAACGCAGGCGGCCTTGCTCAACCTGGCAGTATTCGCGGAAACGTGCTTAATTTAGACCTGTATGTGGATAAAAACTTTGCAGCTACTACAACAGTAGATGACTCAGCCATTATCCTTGCACCTGAGGCCTTTACTGTGTACCAGTCACCAACTGCCTATATGTCAGTTAACGTCGTATCAAACCTACAGGTACAGGTAGCCATCTATGGCTATATGGCGACAATCGCCAAGATGCCTAAGGGTATTATCCGATTTAACTTCACCTAAGCAATAACTCAATAGTGGGTAGGGCATATTTAGCCCTTTGCCCTACTCACCTAACGTAAGGAGTACCGATATGCCTGCTAC